GTCCTCATTCATGTTCCCCTCATCCGTGGCCGCGAGAGCCTCTTCTGTTTCTTTCAGCAAATTACCAAGCCAACAATCAGCATCATGATATTGAATCCCTCGTAGGTGCGTTTGATCATCGAATGGTCCCCAACCTCTACATACCGGGCACATAGGATGTCCTCCATGCTGGCCAATAAACTCAATCTCGCGGAGTTTATCCAGATCTACTAACACCTGCTCGCTCATTCCTCCGCCTCCTCGTCAACTCGCCTCTCCCTTTCTTCCCTCTGCGCCCGCAAATTGTCGATTGTCTCCCTAGCAGTTGTTAACTGTGTCTCCGTCCTCTCAAGCTCGTTCTCATCATTCGCCATGTCAGCCAACGTCGCATCGAACACCTTGAGCAGGACACCGATCTGTCGTGCTTCCTCGTCAATCGCTACCAGTCGCTTCTCGTGCTCGATCCGCTCCAACGCTAATGCGCCTGAGCGGACTAGTATCGCACCCCGGCGCGTCTCAAGGTTCTCGCGTGCGATCATGGGGCCTCCGCATCTAGCAGCACGATCACTTCGCTATCTCCCGGCAGCAAACCGATGTACGTCTGCTGACCAAGCTCAAGAGCGATATCACGATACATTGTCTTCCCGTTCTCGTCCATCCCCTTGATCACGATCTTCATTCCTTCGCCTCCTCTTGTGGTATCCTCGCTAATCCCGGCGATGGGACACGCCTCGCTTCTTCATCCTTGCTCATCGCCTCAAACTCTTCTTCGATCTGCTGCATTCTGATATGGTACATGCGCTGAGCCAAGCTATATGTCGCATTCCGTTTCATCCTGGCCTGCTCTTGTGCCTCGAATCTCGCCAGCCGCTGCTCATTACTGAGCATCGCTCGCCTCCTTGAACGCACCTTTGAACGCCAATACGAACGTCTCGGCCAACGCCTTGACTACCTCTCCTTGCTCGATGCCCCTGGACTCCGACAGCGCCTCAATTGCCTGTTGGAGATCCTGCACCGCCCCGGCGATTGCTACCTCTTCCGGCTCCTCGCCTTCGGGGAACATCCGTTCCATGACTTCCTCGATTGACGTCTCCCCGAGCGCCCTCAAGAGCTGTTCGGTCGCGTAATCTACTTTCAGTGTACCCGCCGGCGCGTTACCGTCCAACGTCGTGGCCGACACGATCGCCTTTACCATCTCATTCACGTCATGCTCAACCAGCTTCGGGAAATCCACGTTGACAGTCGTGTCGATCGGCTGGGTCCTCAGCGCCTCATCCTCATTCTCGGCATCGGCGGCATAGACAAAGGTCTCTTCCTTCCAGGCGTCGTTCTCCCACTCGCCGGTAAGAAATCCCTTCACGTCAGGATTGCCGCTCCTGTACCCGATCTCCGCCTTGCACTGGATCACGTACTCGCAGATCGCCTCCCACACGATCTCCCACAGACGCTGCCGGTTGGCGTACTGAAGCTCCATCGGACGATTCAACGTCTTCGCAGTCGCAAGGTTGCCCGTAGACGGATCGCCCATGAAGTGCTCAAACGTCCCCGTGGCCGCACAAACCATGAGCAAGAGCCGCCTACCGTCATCTGCGGAAGTCGTCGCGCCAGCGGTACGAATCGGGGCCATCTTCGTATCCGCATCGCTGATGAATACTGATCCCGCTGCTGGCGCTGGCTGGTACTGATCGGACGAAATCTTCGAATCTAGCCGTGCCTTCGCCGCGAGACGTCCCGCGCTGCCCGTCTTCTTCACCATTTCCCAGGCGAACCGCGCATATGACCGCACGATCGTCGCCCAGTCCGAGAGGAACTTGTTGTACGCCGCTGCCCAATCCTGCGCCGCGTAGATCTCAGAAGTGCCGAACTTCTGATCGCCCATGACGTTGGTCTTGACATGCATCATCGGCGTGTCCCAGTTCACAGGATATGCCGTGCCACCCGGTCCTCCCTCGGTGCCCACCCTGCTGTCGGGCCGATAGTCGATGTCCGGGTACCACTCACGCCGAAGTACCTGCAACCGCCCCCTCGTATCCCGCGTCTGATTCCATCGCCGGAGGTATAGCCACGGCTCGTTCTTGTCCTCAGGATTCGTTCGAATGTCCTCGATCTCATCAAACTTGACTACTGCAAGCCGCACGTCGCCTTTAGAGCTCTTGAAAAAGACGGGGAACAGGTTCGCGTCGATCCACAGGTCCTTCTCAGCCTTCGTCATCGCGATAACCGATGTGAGCTGCTTCTGATTCTTCTTATCCGTGAGGAACGACTGCACGACCTCGTCAACCAATGGATGCGCGGCCTTGATCGTGATGCCCTGACCGAACACGTAGTTCGCTTGAGTGTCTACCGCACGTTTGACGAGCGGGTTCTTCATGTAAAACAGGAACGACTCATGGCAGATCTTCCGAAGACCATCACGCGTGAATTCCTTCTCATCCGCGCCGGAGAGCTTCGACCAGCCGCGATCCTCAAGCTCAAGCTCAAGCTCGACAATGCGCTCCTCGAAATTGGCTTGCTGGATGCGTAGAGCTTCGGCTAGTTCTGCAACAGTTCGCTCTTCAGTCATCAGGTTCCTCACGTCCCCCAGGCATATTCATAGCGGACCACGTGCTTGCCACATACGGGACATAGGCCCTTCCCAAGAGATACATACCGCCGCACGAATTCTGCGAGCCGCATCGTACCGAGCGGCGCTTCGCACGATTCGCAGAATCGCATCCGTCGTTGTCGATCTTCGTTTGCCGGGCGGCATTTGGCGGCCCGCTCCATCAGGATGATCTCTCCATTGCTTGTCCGCCGCGCCATCAGTCCCTTGCATTCACTGCACCCTACGACGTCCTGAGGCCACCCCTTCTTGCTGATACTTTGTAGGCGCACCGTCTCATGCGTGCATCTCTTGCCCGTACCCCTATATGCAATCGGAATCACCATCTCACGCCTCCTTGCTGAATCCCAACCGCTCTAGGAATTCGGCCATCGTGAATTCGCGGAACTCATCGCCTACTTCGACGCGGACCTCCGCGCATGACCACTCCACCGCCCTCGTAGACTTGTCAATCCTGATCAGCCAACCGTATGCAACCTCGGCTTTCACGCTGCCAACCGGTTCCATCTCACGCCTCCTTGTCCCTGCAACACTTCTTCCACTTCTTCCCCGAGCCACACGGGCACGGCCCATTCCGCCCTGGTCCCGGCTCCGTCACTCGCATACCCGGAGTATAGCGGATCTTAGGGGCTCTGCATAGAGCCACCGCTGCGCGTCGCCGCTTGCTGCGCTTGCTCTCGCCACGACGGCTACGGAAGACCACCTCACGCATCGCTTGGCCTCTGCGGTTACTCGCTGGGCCGCTCATCGCTAGATGGCTCCCCCTGCGCCTCTCGTGGTGTCACCCTCGCCAGCAGATACGTCAATCCCGTGTTCCCGTGGTCGTTCGATCGGTTCTTCATGCTGCCTCCTCAATTCACCGAGCCGCTCATTCAGCCCCCTCAAGCCAATCCCCGCGCAATTCCCCGAACATAGTCCCATATTCGATTGCGCCCTTGATTCTTGCATATCCTCGGATCGCGCCCGGATCGCCCCCATCATGTAGAACGCGGGTCACTTCGCTGGCGACTTCCTCGAGTATCGCGTCGTCCATCTCCTCGTCGAGCCGGACTGCTGCCCCTGGAGACAGATATCCAGCGGCGGCTTTTAGCATGATCTGAGTCACATCAGGATCCACCTCAAACTGTAAGTCTACTTGCACTTGCACGCGTTTGCCCATGCCTGCCTCCTCAACTCACCGAGCACGGCGGCCTTGGCACCGGGTTCGCCATGTACCGCGCCGTGATCCCCTCATCTGCCATCTTCTGCGCCGCTGTGCCGTCCATCTCAAACGCGACGAGCAGATTCGGCTGCCCTGGATCGATGATCGGCATCTCGATCGGCACCATCGCCCCGTTCACAATCTGGATGCCGACTCGGAGTCTGTCCGTGTTCCAAAACGAAAACCGCTCGCCGTTGACATCGACAGTGTACGCCGTGCCATTCGGCGTCGTGGTGATCCCGACTACGCTAACCGCGGCTTGGAACATCGGACTCCTCAATGCGCCTTGCGAGCACACACAGCTCGGCCCCAAAATCCCCCGTGTCCAGATCTCCTTGGCGATACATCAGCGTAATTCGTCCGCAGACCCCGGCAAGGCTCAATTGGTCTATGCCTTCCGATCTGGCGAGAACTTCATCTTCATTCACCATCCCGCCTCCTTCAGTACCTACGCTAACCTGGGCTTGGAACATCAGGAAACGGCCTCTAGCAGCAACTCCGAGAGCTTGAAAGCGCGCACGGAAGCGCCACCATGCAGCCCGTCCAGGCTCCCTGCGTCGACGATGTAGACATCGCCCGCCGGAGTGCCCCCGCTTAGCCAAAGCAAATACAGACCTATCCGCTCGCACCGATCGTACAACGCCTGGCTCCCGATTACGTTGAACATCACGCCTCCTCAGTGCCGCGCCTGATCTTGCGGGGAGCGAGCAGCACGGTACAGGCCGGGTCGAACAGCCTCTCCACCGTACCGACAAACCTTCGGGGATTGCAATCCCCTCTGGCCCGCTGCGCAGCGATTCTACCCGCTCCCCACAAAGCCGCCTCCCCAATACCGCGAAATGCCTTCATTCTGGCGCGCCGGGCTCCGGAATTGCACCGGGCTCTCTCGCTTCGTATCCCAGCCTCAGAGGACTCTGGGTAGTCCACGATCGCATCGCTCCCTATGCTTCCGGCGCATATCAGTACCGCGAAATGTCCCGCTCATCACTATACACCACACGCTCCCTCTCTTCCAAGGGCGCGCCCTCCAGCGTGTGTGCCGCGTACCGAGCACAATCGGGCAGGTCGTCATACGCCTTGATCGGGTTCTCCGCCCCGTCGACGACCTTCCCCGTTACAGGATCGGTGGGCCAACGATACTTGGCCATCTGATCGCAGAACACCGGGCACCGACCCCGCATCACCTTCCATCGGCCCGCCTTGATCAGGCCGGTCAGCGTGATGATCCCGGGCCGGACTGCGTTGTCCGCCTTGTAAAACGGGCCGCACCCGTGCGCAGCGAGATTCACCACGTCGGTGAGCCGCGCCGGGTCGTAGAGCCAGCCCTGATTGACGCCCTCTTGTGGGGCCAACAGCTCCTCAGCGTACTCCTCCGCTGACTGTACCACCTCGTTGTAGTACTCGTTGTAGACGTAATAGGTGCCGCGATTCCAGGCGATGAACAGCGCCCCGTACTGCACGGCAGGGTCAACGACCGTGTAAGTCGGCCAGTCGCTCGGCACGTCAAACGGATCCACGTAGCACTGATCCCCGAAGTCGGGATAGACGAGGCCGAATGGCTTGCGAAACTTGCCGAGGTAGGACATCTCAAACAGCCACGTTGGGAGCGTCAACCGGGCGCGCTCCATCTCCTCTTTCGGGTAGAGGGGGTTCGCCGTTGATGGTGCTTCGATCACTACGATGTCCTTTGCCCCTTCCGCCCACGGCTTGTACAGGCTCTCATAGTACCAGCCCATGTTCGTTGGGTAGCCGGTGAACAAGACGGGCGCTTGGTAGAACGCTGTCCGGCGCATGATGATCGGCCAAATGGTCGCCTTCATCTCGGACGGTTCATCCAAGACCGCGCCCCGAGCGTGTTGGCCCTCGATGCGATACGGCTTCTCCGCCGAACGCAAGTAGATATTCCCGCCTGTCGGGAGTTCGTATCGTCGACCGCTGATATGGTAGTGGCCTTCGAGATTCGTGCCACTGAAGTGCTCCCTCAAAACGGGAAGGATCATATCGTTCACCATATCACCAGTGCAGCCGATCGCCAGATACCGAGCGCCATTACCATTACCCGCAACGTGATCTCGGTTGATCAGGTACGACAACCAGGGCGGAATCCACCACGTCTTGCCAGCTCCGGTCCCACACAGCATGACGATGTACCGGATGGCGCGGTCAATCGCATCCAGCGTGGCATCCTGGAACCAGTGCGCGGTGATCGGCTCTTTGGCGGGCGCTTCAGTTGTCACTTGGCGGGCCTCACTCCTCTCCCGGGGCGCTCCTTTATCCTAGCCTGAAGATTACTCACACAGGAGCGGAGCGAGGTGAGAGCGATGCTCACAGCGTTCGATCGGCCCCGGAATCGCTCCAGGTACTCCAGCGCGTGCTCTGCATCAGCCATGGCCGAGTCTGCGAGTTCTCGCTCCTCGACGAGCTTGTCCATCAGATGATCCAGCGAATCGCTCAGTTCCTCGATCTCCTTTTCCGCCTGCTCTAGGTTCATGCCCACCCTCCTCTCCCGGCTCGGCAGCCTCCAACGGCAGGGCGCGGATGGCCTTCGCCACGCTTCCCGCTGGACAAAACCATCTCCCTGCCTCTACCGCACATCGCTCCCGCATTCGCTCCGCCGCCTCGCGCTGCGCTGACGCTCTTGCCGCAAGGCAGATCTGCCCTATCCGCGCGCCGATGACTTCAATGGCATCAGGGAGCCGTGCCACTGAGATCATCTTCTCAGCCTCTTCCACGAGCCCCTCGATTGGGGACTGCAATATCTCCTCCGCCGTCATCTCAGCCATCGTCGATCACCCCCGTGCTGCTCTTTAGCCGCTTCTCCACATCTCCCGCCCAGTGATCGCCGTGCGCATTTTGCGCGTCAAGTCGCTTTGACATTCCGGGCAACTTCGATCATCCCATCCATCGCTCTTGCCATTCGAACGCAGCGATGCAATAGATTCCGTCAGCATCGCGCCTCCAGCATTTGACTCCTAGCCAGAACAGGATGAATGCTACCGCCCTCTTGATGTGCCCGCTCGTCTCATCCATCGTCGGCCTCCTTCAGCAGCGCCGCAAGCCAGCAGTCGTCCCCATGTCGCCCCGCATCTTTTGGCGATTCGCACACTGGGCACTCAGGCCCGAGAGTCCCCATGCACGCCCACTCGATCTCCCGCAGCTTCTCCCGATCGACCGGGACGAAATCATCCGGCCAGAACAGCGGCATCCATGCTACCGGCGGATCGTCGGTGATGTCCTCATACCCGAAAACCGTGAACAAAGCACCATCGCGCCACTCGCAGATCATCCACGTCGCATCCGCGCGCCAGCCGAGGAATGGCACGTGCTTCGACTCAGAGCCCATCGGATAACAGGCAACGCCAACCTTCCCGCTCGGCGAGGAGGTAAGGGCGGCTTCCAGCCCCTGCTTCATGCTGGCGAGGGCCTGCATTTCACCAATGCGTTCAGGCTCGATCATCTCGTCTTCCGGGCACCATATGTCTTCGATCCGCAAAGCCGCTTCGATTGCCGCATCCTTCGCCGCGATCCTCGCCTCCAGGGCGGCAAGACATGCGCCCGCCTCATCTGCTAGCCAATCCCGCCAACCAGGCTCACTGTCATCCTTCTCGCGCCATCGCGTGATCAACTGCCTAATTGCCTCACTCTTCATCCTCCGCCTCCTTGCTGTTCCGGATGATCACCAGCGGCCCCTTGATCTCTACAGGGGCATCCTCTCTCTGTGCATCGAGCCCGAGCAACTTCGCCCGACGCTCCATGATCCTCAATAGACGGTCGACGATCCCCACTCCGTCTTTGTCTGGCCCTGCTTTGTCCGAGAGCCTTTCTTGCAACTGATCGAGCCGAGCGGCCTCAAGCTCCCGCATCTCCTCGACGGGCTCCCGGTTGGCCTCCTTCAGCGCTGCCATGACCGCGTTGTACGCCGAAGCAGGCGTAGCGTAGCCCAGCTCTTGCGCGATCGCCTCAAATGTGAGGCCGCGCTTCCGGAGTTCAAGCGCAGCAAGCCACCTGTCTCGGGCCGCTAGTCTGCGCTTGCTGGTCTTGCTTTCTCCCGGACTCATATCAGCACACCCACTTCGTATGGCATTTTGCTACCTTTGCTGTCGTTACAAGAATCACAAGCAACCGCCAAGTTAGATGGTCTGTGTGCTCCGCCCTCAGATAGCGGGATGATGTGGTCAACATGCCGATGGCCCATTTTAATCATCTTGCCGCACAGGTAACACCGCAGCTTTTTGTCTTCTTTCGCCTTTCTGTAGATCTCAGCAATCTCTGCGCGATTACCTATCGTCACCCCAAGGATTATCGCACGTCTTGCAGCTGCCCGCGCTGCATGTTCCGCTAAGTGATTCTTGGCATATACCGCACCAGAGGCACGTATCTGCTCTTTGTTGTTATTGCGCCATTTCGCAGCATATCCAAGCACCAGCTCCTTATTATTCTCGCGCCATTCTGTAGCGGCACGCCGCGCATGTTCCAGATTCAATTCGCGCCACTTGTTCCAACGCACGCGCTGCTCATCTTTGTGAGTGCGCCTATATTCAGCACACCTAATCCGATTCCGTCCCCTTACTTCAGGATTCAAAGCGCATCGGATTGTCTCATATCCCTTGCCCAAAGCAGCGGCAATGGCTTGATATGTCATCCCGTTGTCACGATATCGTTGCGCTCGCTCGATCTGCTCATCCGTCATCCGTACTCCCTTATCGCCGCGGCACACATTGTAGATCCATCAAACGCCCTCTTCATCTACGCCATAAAACGATTCGATGACCCCGAAGTTGTCGCCAATCCATACCTTGTCTTCAT